ATACACAAGCATCGCCAGATACACGAACATTGCCAGATACACAAGCATCGCCAGATACACAAGCATTGCCAGATACACAAGCATTGCCAGATACACAAGCATCGCCATATACACGAGCATTGCCATATACCCAAGCAGTGCCATATACCCAAGCATTGCCATATACACGAGCATCGCCATATACCCAAGCATCGCCACAGACCCTCGCACTGCCATAGACCCAGCACTCGCCCGTGTGTGATAAATTGTCTTCACTTTCGATATAACCACCTTTGCTGCCTTTCTCCACATCTGCGAAATCACGCAACGCTTCTATTCGGTACAAGGTTCTATTACCTACCGTAATGGTGTCATTCTCCAATAGTCTGTATTTATTTTCCATTGCCTTAATGTTTAAGTTGATTGTTCATACTTTATCTCCAGTTCCCTTTAATTCAACTTCTGTGTTGAATCCTTCACCCTCCTTGCAATAATATCTACTCAGTCCAATCTTGATACCGTCGAATACAAACTCTGTCAAACCCAAAGGGTCGTTAGCCGTAATGTCTATTACGTCAGCTCCGATATGTTTCAATGCCTTTGCTACGATGTTTAGATAATAATATCTAAAAAATGAATTCCCAATTTTCACGATAGCTTCTTCATCATAAACTTTCTTACCCGTATGTTTTTCCGACTTGTGTATTATCACACCACTGCCACCACACACAGGACAATCGAAACTATGGTAATGCGTGTATGCGTTATCATCTGCGTACCACCATTCTACCTCTCCAGTACCACCACACTCCTTGCAATCTCCCTCGTTTTCATCCGTTACCACTTCATCCACCAACGGACACGCATCCAACGCTTGCCTGATATCCTTGTATGTACAAGATAAATGGCATGGCTCTAATACTTTGGGCAGTTTTAATTTTTCACATCCCTTGACAGGCTCGTAGTGTTTGTTAAGCCTGTCTGGGCTGATTCTGATTATCACATGGCCTTCTGTTGCCCAAACCTCATTGTAGATTGGATGGAGGAATGGAACATGCGTAAATGCTCTAACGTCATCTCCATCCGTAAACATTTCTAACAACTCGGTCTCGTTCTTGATTTTATTGTTTTGCATAGTTATTACTTATTTAAGTTGATTGTTCATACTCTTTTACCATCCAAACAGATTTAATACCATTGGGTCGTATTCTTGCTTATATACTTCGATTTTATTCTTTATAGCCTTTAATTTCGGCAAATATGAGCTATTATGCGGATTGACATCATCTTCATCATCTTCATTGTCGGATATTTCTCCATATCGTCCTATTTCGGAAATGACCTTTGTACATTTTTTTCAACCTCTTGCAAGGCTGCATATACCGCCGCCCTTTCTGTGTCATATGTTGCATTTGTAAAAGTGGCTCCATGACAATAACCTTGTGTTCCAAACCAATAGCTTACTCCATATCCCCATTTGCCGTTATCTATCTGACAGGTCTCTATTCTAAACCTATTTTTATAATTATCGCAAAAATTAATTATCTTATGTGGATTTACACAAACATCGTGTATGTTATATTCAAACTCACCACATCGATGTACTACTTCATCGAATGGGTGATTATCCACCCATTGCACCCATTCTTCCCATGTCATTTTCTGACCCGTACAGACGCATTCGTGAAAAATATCTTTTTCCATCATCTAAAACTTTGTTCATTTGCGAAGTTAACCACCTTACACATCTCTTTTAGCCTGTCATGTATTCGCTCATCGTAATACGTTGCAATCTCTTGTGGTGTGAGATTCGACGTTAAGATGGTACAGTATTGCTTATCGTACCTATATAGTATCACGTCCGTTACCGCAGTGATAACATCTCCGTAGCTCATATTTTCTTTCGGTTCCGTACCAACATCATCAATACAAAGAATCTCTATATCCTTGAGCAGCTTATATCTTGATGCCATGTTTTGATTTTCTCTTGCTTGGTTGTTGTACGCTTTAGCCATTGTAACAAGTTCCTTTGCCGTGACAATGTCAAAGCCTCCGTATGGTAATTCGTTCCTATCTGTTGGAGTGTATAGCTCGTCAGAATGAACAAATCCATATAATGATTTAAGCGCCTTAACAAGTGTCGTCTTGCCATTTCCCTTGTTGCCAGACAAGAATAAACCGAAAGTGCTATCATTAGACGTTAGCCATTTCGCTACCGATAGAATGTGTTGCTTACAACTATCTCTGCATTGGAATTGTTTTTGTCTTGATTCCGTCTCCGCCTTGCATGCAGCATATAGCATAGTATATACTTGTTCGCACGTATATGGCAACCTAAAACGTGTTGGTGTACGCTTTTTGCTCATTAGGTGCGAGTATATTGCCTCTACGTTTATCGTTTCCGTTGGTTCTATTTTTATCATAGTTGTTTTTAATTCTTAACCACGCATTGAAGTGTTTCTTTGCGTCTGCAATTGTGTCGTGCCTATGTAGTCCATCAGCAGCACACTGCAATTTAAATTCATCTAATTTCTTTTTTATCTCTTCGGTGTGTATGTGATGCAATAGCTGTAGGTTGTCAAGCCATACTTCGGAGTTTTTCAACTCGGTTATCTCCTTATCGAGTGCGCTCACTTGCTGTTCCTCTACTCTGCTATTGTCAATTGTGAGCGTGTTGATATCTCCTACAATACAGTTATATTTATCAATAGCTATTGAACGGCCACGCAACTTATTGATTAACACGAATCTCTTCTGCACCCCTTGCGATGTTAGTATGTTCTTGTCGTATAGCTTACGATTGAACAGTCCTACATTTGCGCAGTAGGCGATAACTTCGTTAACATAGTCAGCAGCATACCCTGATATCTCCACGATTGAGGACCTTAGCGTTTCGGTCATCTCTACATAGTATCCGTTATGATAGATAGCGCAAAGAATGATGTTATATACCGTTATGGATTTTCCACCTTGACAACGTATTAACTTCTTAACCTTTATGTCATTAAAGAAGTCAACGTCAAACGGATAATATTCTAACCCTTCCTTTGTTTCCATCTTAGCTTATTGCGCTGATAGATAAGTCTCAACTTCTGTAATAAACTCCTCTATTGACCTACACACTACATACTTATACTCACATCTACTTGTTATTTTTCGTTCCCATTCTTTTTGTGAATTACTTTGCTTTCCTTTCAATGTCTTAAGCTCGATTAATAGTGCGCCATAGAACTTGTTAACAACCATCAGCATCATATCAGCCACACCAGCGACAACACCTTCCGCCTTTAACTTGCTTGCCGTTGCGACGTCACGTTTGCCACCATTAGGAACGGCGAACAATCGCCCTTGTAAGTCCTTATGCTGAAGATTGAACCAGCGTACGCATGCACATTGCAGACGGTGTTCCTCATCAGAGTGTCTTTTGCGTGTTGATTGTTGAGCTTTTACCAATTCTTCAAAGTTCATAATTCGCTATACTTTAATTGTTTGTTTGCCGAAGCTCTTGATAAGCTCATCGAAGTATGCCTCGTCATTGGGGATATTGTCATCTGTATTCATAATCTCCGCAGCGATAGATTTCTTCTTGTGTATCATTGCATAGATAACACTATCTATCGTTCCTCTACCAATCAGATAGTAACAGTTAACATTGTCCTTTTGTCCTATACGATGTGCTCTGTCTTCGCACTGGCAGCAATCAGCATACGTCCATGGCAACTCGCAAAATGCGACGTTGGAAGATGCTGTTAATGTAAGTCCGACACCAGCAGCCTTGATGGAACAGATTATCAGATTAACATTATCGTTATTCTGAAAAGCATCAACGGCAGCTTGCTTGCTGACTACATTGTCACGCCCCGTCACTGTTACCGCTTTAGGGAAAGCAGCAGATAACTCATCTACTATCTCGTGCAGCGAACAGAACACTATCAATTTTTTACCGTTCTCCAAGAATGAGGATATAAACTCTATCGCTTGCTCCAGCTTTCCTTTAGTTGCCAATGCTCGCAATGTCATGAACCTGACCAATGCTTCCATTCGCATCTTGCGTCTTATCTCATAATCCGAGCATTCTGTATATTCTTGAAGATAGGCGACCAAGTCGTCGGCAGCCGTGTTGTATTCTATCGTGTTGGAGATATCCACATACAAGTCTGTGCGTGTCTTATCAGGCAATTGTGGTAACACCGTAGCTTTCTCTCTCCGTATCATACATGTGCTATATAGCTTATCACTTAACACAGAAAGCGGAACTTTAGGCTTTGCATGCTTATCCTTTGCATCGACGCAAAAGTCATCGACAAACTGTTTCTTTCCTCCGAATTTAGATAAGACATTCATGATTGATAATTGCGATTGCAAGTCATTAGGACGATTAACCACAGGTGTTCCTGACAGCAGGATAATCCATTTCTTGCCATACGTCAGACCTTTTGCAAAAATAGTTTGTTGCGCAGATGAATCTTTAACTTTGTGGCTCTCATCAATTATCACAGATTTAAACTCGCCAATAGCAGAGTTGAAGACAACATCTTTAAGCCTGAATTTTTTTCTCCCTCCCTTAATGTCCCAGACAAAGAATTTACGAAGACTTTCATAGTTTACGATTGCCACATGATAGATGCCGCAACGTAGGTAATAGCCGTATGTTGATTGTACGCTATTATCAAGTACCAGCGCAGACTTATCAGTGAATTTTTCAAATTCCCGTTTCCAATTTATTTTGAGAGAGGACGGACATATAACCAGACATGGGTAAGCATTAGCAGCATTAACAATACCAATCGATTGCAGCGTCTTGCCAAGTCCAGGCTCATCGCCTATCAGAATACGCTTGTGATATAGTCCGAATTCGATGCCTTCCGCTTGATAAGGATAAGGTTTAATCTTGAGGCCGTAGTTTGTCATTGTTCCACCCGTTAAGTTCATACACCCGTTTCTTAGCCGATTCTCTATCAGGATAATATTCGTCAGACAACGATTCAAACATATTGTCTTGTGTCTTCTTGAAGATTTTAAATCCGTTGTGATAACGCTTGTACATATATTGTCCTATCTTCAGTGTGTCCATTAATAGTCCCATAATCTTAATTATTAAATTTGTTTGGGCTTAGCAGCCAATAGTTAAAAGCTAACTCTTCGTATTTCTCTTTTCCTCGCTTATAGATGGCATCGTCCCGATTGATGAATTTTTTGAATATCTTGCAGTTTTTCTTGCTGATGGCATAGATGAAGTCCTTATCAGAGTGTGCAATATCCATGTACCACGCACGGCTCCTATCCCAATCGAAGAAGTCAACAGCATCATCAAACTCTTTTTGGGAGCTTGCGAACGTAGTCTTAAGGTCACCCCCAAAGCCGAATTGACGAAGCCACCAATCGAATTTGCATCGAGTATCAAGAGTAAATTGGAAACCGCAATAGTTAAAATCCTGACGCTTATTAATCATACACATTTGCGTTTCGGACAATTCAAGAACACGTGATAGGAATGCGTCATGCTTTGCCTCCATACGTAAGGCATGGTACATATCCTTAGCGTGATTAAACTCCGCTTGGTCATACTGTACATTATCCACCGTAAGGTTGTAGTAATCTACCCTATCAGGTTCTGTGATGATGGCATCAACAAGTGAGCCGAAACGGAACGCAGCCTCCTTATCGCCATACATCAGTCTTGGGTGCATTGTCTCCTTGAGTGACGTAAGGTCCGAGTTACTCACTTCGTTACGATTATAATAAGTGTCAGGATTCGTATTCATTATTACTTAGCTTTTACCTCTTCAACGTATTCTATACTCTCATCTTTAATCAGCAAGTCTTCCTTGTTGGCTAACTTCTCGCAATAGGTTATTTGCTTCTTGAACATCTTCATTAACTCCTCAACTGTAAGATTGCAACCTTCCTTGCTCCACCACATTGTTATAATAGGGAGTATTCCTTCAGGATTGAGCAGTTTGATTTTGGCTGTTACCTTTACCTTGCTTTGCTCGGCCGTTGCAGACGCTTGCGCAAACAAACCACCCATCTCAACGGCTTGGCGCTTAGATTCAGCCTCTTTCTTCTCCTTCTGTTCTCTCGCCAATCGTTCTTGTTCCAACCTTGCAGCCTCTTCCTTCTCCTTCTGTTGCATCATCGCCTTGATGCGTTCAGCCTCTTCCTTATCAGATTGCGCTATGCGTTCAAGATTGGAACGCTTAGACGGCAGCTTGTCGATGATGAGCATCTTGACATTCTCAATCTCACTCATGTACTTACCAGCGAACGTATTGACAAGTGATTGCTTTACTTCTGCCTCAATGGATTTAGCCTCTGGTAATGTAATACTCATAGGCATTTTAACTTTTGCATGCAAATCGTCAATCCATGATTGAGGCAATTCAGCGGAGAATTTCCTGATGACGTCAGACATCTGTTCGAAGTTATCGAGTGTGATTGATTCGTCAACCGAGTGCAACATCTTAATATTGTTATTAAGATAATCGTCGAACTGATAGCGCAAATCATCGCTTACATCAATACGGTATCGTTCACGTTCTTGCTTGGCTTGTTGCCTTTGTTGTTCCTCTCTCAATCTTCTTGCTTCCTCTTCACGCTTTTGTGCAGCGTAACCGTTGCGATACTGTTGCAACTTATGTCCGATGGTGTTTGCCTTGGATGGGTCTATATCATTCTCTATCGAAGTGAAAGCAGTACGCACCTCATCGAACAACTTCGTTACCGGTGCACGTCTCTCGTTCATCTTCCTTACAGTCTTACGTGCCTTCTCTATGAATACAGATGCCTGTTGGTCGAGTTCATCGTTCATCTGGCCGTTATTCTGTTCGATGAGCGACAATATCCTATTACCGGCATCTACACACTTATCGTGTGACATTGCATTATCTTCATATGATTGTGGTGCAGCTTGTACGATTTGCGCTATATTCTCTTTTTTAATTATTGATAATTCTTTCATATTCTTATTATTTATTTTTGGATTGCAATACGCAAAACTTGCGTGTTCTACATATTGATTGCATTGCGGACAATACAATCCGTTGATTTGTTTTCTTGTTAATCTACATAATGAGCACAATAAGTTCGCCATTATCAGAACGTATCATCATCAGAGTCGGACGTGTCGATAACAACACCAGCCGATGTGTCAATAGGCTTAGCGAAGCTATCATCTTGCTGATTCTCACCTTGCACGTTTTGTTCGTCCTCTTCGTTTTTAATTCCTCCGTATGGGTCGATATTGGTACCAATCCCATCAATAACGCTACTCTCTAACTGTGTTCCTCGTCCAATCTCTACTCTCGGATAGGTTTTAAAAGCATGCTTGATGCACTTGGCAATCAAGAAGCCTACATCAATCTGGCCATTGTTGGAGCTATACAGTGCATTAGCTCGGCCAACACGTTGTTGCGTCTTCTTATCATAGTAGGAGTTGTTCTTCTCGGAGTATTCAGACAGACGTCGCCAGTCATTCTCCAACATAACAGAGTAGTCTGCAGTGCCATCGACACGTGTAATCTTGATGAAGCATGCAACGACACGTTCAGACTTACGTGGGAAGCAGCAGCGATAATTCACGAATTTGCGTCCGTCGGCCTCCCCATAGGAGAACTCGTCACCTTCATATACTATCACGGGATTATCAGCATGCAGTATCTGTCCGGCTCTCGCACGTAACACCAGCTCTCCATAACCTGATATTGTCAGGTTGCAACGGAGCTCATACATGTCGTTACCCTTACCGTCGATTCCTACCTTGTAGCTACGTGGAAGTAGGTAACACAATGCTTGCGAGCCGGTCTCCAGCGTCAATCTTTGTACCGCCAAGTCGATGAATGCGAAGAACACCGACAATCCTGTACACTTGCGAAGTTTTTCGTTGTCACGTAACTGACGATTGAAGTTGATTGACTCACGTTCATACGCAGCCTCACCACCTTCCTTCCATATCATGTTATACACATCGATGAATTGCTGACGTACATAATCATTGCGAACAACTTCTGTAGATTTAAGTTGTTGCAATTGTCTTGCTTGATTAATTGTTTCACTCATAATTTTTGCTTTTAATTGATAATATTTTATTGTTAAAAAATTGCATAGTTGCACTTAGCGATGTATTTTTGATACATTGCCTATTGTGTTCCGAATTGTCTTGTGTATAGTATGTGCAGACTTGTCATCACCACAACTCCCGTACCCCACTAACATCCAATTAAGGAGCGTCAAGTATCGGGGTGCAGCTCGAAGCATAACCACAGTTCTTGCACCCAGTCAACCAGTTAAGGAAGCCAAATTACAAGATGCCGTTAAAAGTCTTATCTGCCCCACATCTCCCGTACCCCACTAACAACCAATTAAGGAGCGTCAAGTATCGGGGTGCAGTTCCCCTTGCCACATCTCCCGTACCCCACTAACATCCAATTAAGGAGCGTCAAGTATCGGGGTGCAGCTCGAAGCATAACCACAGTTCTTGCACCCAGTCAACCAGTTAAGGAAGCCAAATTACAAGATGCCGTTAAAAGTCTTATCTGCCCCACATCTCCCGTACCCCACTAACAACCAATTAAGGAGCGTCAAGTATCGGGGTGCAGTTCCCCTTGCCACATCTCCCGTACCCACTAACAACCAATTAAGGAGCGCAAGTATCGGGGTGCAGTTCGAGTGCATTACAACTTTGCACTGTACTATCAACATGTATCTCGCTTGAACAACCGCTGTTGTTCCGAGTTGGTCGTGGTGGAGGAATCGAACCCCCGTTGCTTGTGAGACGGTTATAACCAATAAATAAAAACCCAATTCCGTCTCTGTCCGCTACCATTCGGACGTAGTCCACGAAGTTGGGGGTCGCTACCCCCTCTAATTCCATTGCCCTCACGAGTTAAGAATTAAAAACTACTAACCTAAACTTTAAATAACACTAATAAAATTACTTACTTACTATGTATGATGAAGCTTTAATATTCGTTTCTTGAATTGATGGAACTCTGAATTCCAGCTGCCACTCTTCAATCTCCGATTTCTTAAAGAAAGTCTTATTGCCATGCTTATAGAACGGTATCTCACGCTTGCTTGTGAGGTGGCGAACACGTCCTTCTGATACACCAAGATACATTGCAGCTTCCGAAGTGTTGAACACTTCCTTGCCGTTAAGAGTAATCAGCCGTTCGATACGTTCCAGTCTATCCTCCAATGTCATAACTTAATCCTCCAAGTATTTGTTAAGCTCAGGGAACTTGTTTGCTCTTAACCATCTATCAGTTAAGAAGATAGCTGCAAATGTAGCAGCAATTCCTATCAGCTTAGAGATAATGAACACCACAAACCAATTCTGACAATCGTCAGTTGGTATTGAGAAGATGCCTACAATTGCGACAAGTCCTAAAACCGTCAGCACGTAGTAGCGATAGTTCTTGATGATATTTGCCATGATTAACGAATTCTGTTATTTGTTGGGGAATAATGATTTAGCGTTACAGTTGTAAGTCTTAGCGATAATGCTTCTTGCAAGCTCATCGGGGGACTGTCTGCCAACAAGCCACATCTTAACAGTGTTCTTACTGCGATGGGTGATTTTTGCTACATTGGCAATAAATTCTTGCGCTGGCGTAGCCTTGTTTTTCTCTTCGTCATAAAGCTGTTTGAACGTCTTGTTACACATAATCTATAATTTACTTCTTGATAATTTGCTTATTAGACACTTTTTAATTATATTTGCGCACACCTTTGGAGCGTGTTTTGCCACAAACTTTTGGTATTGCAGTGCAAAGATATGGTAAAATTTGGTAATACCAAAATATACCACGTAATATTATTTGGTATTTAATAGTATTTAACAGTAGAACGAATAATGTATGGAACAAAGACCAATTATTGAAAGGATACATTACATCCTTGAAAGTACGGGCAACACGATAAATTCGCTCGCACTGAAATCCGAATTAGACCCATCTAATCTCAATAAGATGTTAGATGGCAAACAAAGAATATCGGATAAAACTATTAAGAAAATAACAGATTCTTTTGGTATAAGTTTAGATTGGTTGCGCAATGGAACAGGTCGGATGCTTGTGGGCGATCAGACCGTCGTTAGCGACAGTAATACGGGCACGCAGACCAATGGCAATCGCAATATCAACGACATGCCAAACAATTATCGCGGTTGTGGCGATGCCGAGCAAGCATTATACACAGTTCCGTTGTTACCAATATCAGCTCAAGGCGGTGCGCTTAACGAATTTGTCGCATCAGTTAAGGATAGTGATTGCGAACGAATTATCTCGCCTATTAGTGGTGTTGATTTTGCCATTACGGTGTCGGGCGACAGTATGGCTCCCGAATATCCGTCAGGTTCGCAAATATTAATCAAACGAATAAACGAGCGTGCGTTTATTGATTGGGGTAAAACATACGTACTCGACACATGCAACGGCACGGTCATAAAGAATCTTTACCCGTCAGAGAATAAGGGAAAAGTTACGTGTAAATCCATTAATCCGAGTTATCCATCATTCGATATATCGCTGACTGATATATACGGAATATATAGAGTTCTAATGTGTATGAGCGTTAAGTAGATAATTAAACATTATAATCATGAGAAATATAGTAATTATAGTAATATGCATCATTGCATTACAAGTTAAAGCTCAAGGATTGCCGTCTGTTGCTGGGGTTACCTTCGGGCAGAGCTATGAACAATGCAAAGCAGAATTAGACAATAGGTATAACGGAGGAGAATCAAGTCTGCAAAGTGAGAAAAATACGCTATATTATTATGATATAATGTTCGCTGGAGAGCATTTTGATTATGCGGTATTTATGTTTCAAAACTGTGAATATCATTCGCATCTTTATTCTATTAATTTTCAAAAAGGTTTTGACCTTGACGAGCTTCAACTCGCTAAGAACAAGCGAGATAGACTTTTAAATATTTACAAAAAAAAATATGATTACAGATGGAGTGGATTGGCAGATAATGGATTAAAATATTACGTATTAGGACATAATTTTGAAAATGACAAAGATGGATTCATAGTAATTGAGTGCGACAAGTCAAAAACAGTAAGCGGAAAAATGAAATACTGGACCAATGTATGTTACGGACCAATCGACTTCATAGACCCAACCAGCGAGATATAGCAACAATATAACTTTTATATCTTATTATAGGCATGAGATATATCTATCTGATAATGATACAATTCTGTCTATTTGCATTCTCGTGCAATAACAATTACAAAGGAGACTTACGCCCCCCCTACAGGCACCCGTATGAGCCTGGCGGAGTGCCAGAAGAATCTGAGATATTTGAAGAATATGAAGAACACGAAGAACCGCCAGAAGTAGAAGAGCTAAGGGCGGAACTCGAAGAAAAAGAACAAGAAATAGAAGAATTAAGGTCTAAGTTAGAAGAAATTCAAAGCCTATCAGAAGAAGCTCAAGATGCGCTTTATAACGGTGATTTTGATGAGGGTGTGAATATTGTTGAGGATATATCCAGCGCAGCACAATAAGAATAAAAATATAAAACATACAATTATGAGACTACTATTACTATCAGCATTGATGGCTATTGCGCCATCATCAATCAGTAACAAAGCAACGCATGTATATATCTGCACTGGCCCTAAGTCGGAAACATATCACAAGACAATCGAATGTAAGGGGTTGCGGCGATGCAGTAAGGAGATAATTGAGATAACAGTTGGCAAAGCTAAGAAGATGGGGCGACGGCCATGTAAGATGTGTTACAAGTAAAAAAACGGCCATAGAACTTATATCTATGGTCGTTGTTTATATATTATTCCGTCCTTAATCATCTGTGCCCTTATCGCATTAAAGTAGTAAAAATAATACTATAAAACAAGTTATCCGCAAAAAGTATTTGTTTTAATACTTTTATTGTTTCTCCAATATATTGGGTATGTTAGACACCGCCTTTTGTTTATTCTTATCCATGACCTTAGCGTATATCTGCGTTGTGGATAGCTCACGATGTCCGAGCAGCTTGGAGACGGTGTATATGTCGGTTCCGATATCGAGCATCATAGTTGCGAATGTGTGACGGGCGCAGTGGAATGTAATATGCTTATTAATGCCAGCCGTCTTGACCCATTGGTTAAGAGTTGAGTTAACGGTATTATTGGCAGGCAGAGAAAACACATAATCATTGCTATTGCCATCCTCATTCTCTCCGATAAGACTTGTAGCTTGTTCGCTTATATCAAGATATTCTTGCCCAGACGTCTTCTGTTGTCGGAACACTATCCTTGTGTATTTACCTTGCTTGTGTATGTCGCACCACCTGATACGCTTAATATCGACACGCCGAATACCTGTCAGGCATGAGAACAAGAACGCTCGCCTGACGTCATCACGTCTGCAATCGGTAGCGGATAGTAGTCTTAATTCATCAATGGTAAGGTACATGCGTGTTGTCTCCTCCATGCGTGGCGCACGTATCTCACTTGTAGGATTCTTGGAGATATAGCCATCTCTAACGGCCTGGTTGAGGCACGCATTAAGCACGCTGTAATAGATAACAATTGTGTTGGGCGACAATGGTTTTTTATCCTTTACTTTGCAATCTTTAGATTGCATGACGTAAACATCTGAAGATAAGTACTTTACAAAACCATTAATCCACTTGGCGGTTATCTGCTGCAGGGTGATATTTTCTCTCGGTTCATAACTACGTAGATATTTTGCCGTACAATCGGCGATTGTCTTGCCACCCTTATAGTTATCCATATTATCGGTTATCGACCGACAGAAAGCAAATAAATAGGGGAAAAAGGGTATTTTACTATTATGATTGTTGAATCCAAACTCATTGTTTTGAATTTCGATTATTTTTTTGGCTTTGATTGAGTTGGCCAATTGCAATGTCTGGCGGTTAATCTCCTTGTCGTACTTGTTGTGTTCTGGGATTAAGTACAACTTTAGGAACTCATAAACACGCTGACCGTCGATGTAGGTATCAAGATAGATACTTCTGTTGCCATTCTTTAGTTTCTTAGTTCGAATTCGAACTTGTTCTTTAATTTTTGCCATAGACGTAAAAAAATATGAGTAACAAACGAGTAACAAAATATGAGTGCAAAGATAACACACAACCAACACACGTGCAACATGTAAGGTATTTTGTTATTCTTATTTAACAATCTGATAACGTGATAGTTGTATGTAATAATCAACAAGTTAACAAAAGAGATTAAAACGGGGTAAAAAGCAGGCCGACCTTTTAGAAAGCAAAAGCTAAGCTATTGATTTCCGTTCTCTACCTCCTTGTCTTTTCCTGAATTTGCTTGCCAGATCTGAATATTGTAAGACAACTATTGGTGTCCGCTAAAAACTGATTGAAAGTTCTACAAGCCTTTGTTTTTCGGCAATACAGGCACATTTAGCCAGTGGGGCTTACTTTTTGTTTCAAATAGTAACCGTTACTAAAAACTATTATTTGCATGAAATTTAGCCGAATATTCAAAGAAAAATACCCCAAATGATACTTTTATAAGCATTCTTTATTACAACGAATTGGAGAGGAAAGTTTTACCGGACACTAATATAAGACAACATAATTTTTGGGGCAAAGGTAGTAAAGTAGAGATGCCACACAAAAGCAGCTGATATTAAATGCTGGTCGATAACAGATGAGTGGATATAAAACACGAAGTGGGAGGGAAACATTGGTTTCCCTCCCACTTTTGTATTATGTCATGACTGGTTGCATGACTATTCTCGGCACACATGCCGAGAGTTACCAAACACTCTTTGCTTTTTTATAGGGGTTGGCATCAACTTCGTCCCACGAGTCGAAGTCACCCTGCCACTGCTTGCCATTGGCATCAGTGGCACCGGGACTGTCAATTGGTATTTCGATGGGACTTCCCATTACAAGGTTGCTTGTACCCATTGTAATGATTTCGGTGCGTGGCGAGAGGTAGGTGCGTCTGTCGCCGGCAGCGTTGCTTATATTTTTATCTTCAGTGTTCATCTTATTTCGTTTTTAATGTTTTCTTACCCTTCATGATATATATGCCCGATGGCAGACTGTCGAAGTTGGTGCCTACATAGCGACCGTCCATGGTGTATATGCGCTGTACGTCTTGTTGTGCATCGGCATCATTTGTCGCATTACTAATGCCCGTAGGCTTGCTTTCCGAGAGCACCATGAACCGCTTGGCACCTGAAGTCCCCGGGATAAGATAAACAAAACCACGGAATGGAGGTATAGGATAACCTTCAGGCTTACCATTCTTCATTTGTTGCCATACATCAATCTCCTTCTTTCCTTCTATGGTATTCTTCTCTGCTATGCTCAGCACATAAGGTTGTCTATTATAATCTTCACCATAAATCTCAAAAGGAAACTTTTCAGTACTGCCACGGAAACTGAAAGACTGGCCAGGCTTGGTGGCGTCGAAGCCAATAGGCTTTAAACGTCCTCCTGCTGTTTCAAACTTTTCAGTTGGTGACTTAGCTATTTCCACATTGTTTGCCGTAAATGCCTTAGAGTTAGAGTTGTCGCTGTTTGCATTCGTGATGCGCAGGAGATAAGGCCTGTTTGCATCGAGCGTACTGCCGTCTTTTATTGGCTGGAAAACATAGAATTCTGTACCTGAATCTAATGGCTAACCG